TTTTTAACAGATATAGTAGACTCCTTGATACTTTTGGTAGCAGATTTAGCAGTTTTAGATGCTGAAGTTCTTCTGCGAGTTGCCATAAGTGTTCAATAATATAAAGAAAAAGGTGTAAGAGTGATACAACCACCAAGTTCAATACTCGGTCATTTAAGGTTCTTTCCCCTCTTACACTATGGGTACACTTTAAACGCTTCAGTTGTTATTATATAAAATGCTCAAGTGTTCCCCTTGCTTCACCTATACGTTTTTGCATTAATTTACCATATTCTTCATGTAATTCACACCCTATGTAATACCTTCCTAACTCTTTTGCAACCATAGCAGTAGTTCCAGACCCCATAAATGGATCAAGAATTATATCATTTTTCTCTGAACCTGCTTTTATACATGGTATTATTAAATCTGGGGGAAATACTGCAAAATGACTGCCTCTATATGGTTTATTTGTTATACTCCAAACAGACCTTTTATTCTTCTTTGGATATGATTTAGTAAGACCAGAATGAGGTTGTAAACCTGTACCTTTATTATGATATTTGCCATTAGTTCTATCTCTAGTTCCCCAATCTTTTGCTGGTTCTTTAATTGCTTCATTATCATAATAGTATTTCTTGTTCTTACTTAGTAGGAACAAATATTCGTGGGATTTAGTACATCTATCCTTGACACTTTCTGGCATTGGATTAGGTTTATGCCATATAATATCTTGTCTTAAGTACCATCCATCTGCTCTTAATGCAAACGCAAGCATCCAAGGTATTCCAATTAAATCTTTTTCTTTTAACCCTTCTAATTTATTACCTCGTCTTGCACATTTGTCTGGTAAATCTTGCTTACTGTTAGAAACAGTTTGTTTAACTAATGATTGACCTTTTCCAGGTCTATAGTTATAATAACTATCACCAATATTCAACCATAATGTTCCATCATCTGTTAGATTATTACGCACCTCTCGGAATACTTCTACTAATTTTTGAATATACTCTTCTGGAGATTCTTCTTGTCCTATCTGACAATCCTCCCCTCCATAATCTCTTAGACCGTAATAAGGTGGAGATGTGATGCAACACCTAGCTTTTTCATCGAATTCTTTAAGTGTTTGGAGACAATCTCCAAATAAAATAGTATCTTTCATTTTAAATTATACCCTTTATTTAATCCAAGTTTCTTATTTGCTTTCCAAATACCTAATGCCACCTTATGTGTTACATTCATATCAGTTTTATCTAATTTAAGTAAATCACATATATCACCTTTATTAAAGGTGGTATTAGTTACTTTTAACACATAAGATGTGCTATAGATTTGTTCTAAAGTGAGATTCATTTTATTGCTGGTTCTCCTTTGTTAAAGATAGTATCAACAACTGCATTAACACTTTTAGCAGTTGATATACCCACTCTATCATAAACTGGAACACATACAATACCAAACTGTTTCTTTTCACCACCTTTACGGATTACACGTCCTATTGTTTGACTAATAGTAATATAATCCATGTTGCGTAAGAATAATGCTGCCTCTAATCCTGGAACATTAATACCTTCTGATAGAATACTATGATGAATAACTATAAACTTTCTATCATCTTCTTTACCCCACTTACTTAATGTATCAAAGAACTCGGAACGTGTAACTTTAATTCCATTAATTACTGCACCAGTTTTTGCAGTAATATACATCCAGTTATATCCACGAGAAAATAGTTCTGTTGTTAATTTACTATCACTAATCATATTTGTGATTTGTGATGTCCTTCTTGCACAGATTAGGATCTTATTAACATTTTGGTCATCAATCGTTGTTAATATATTATCAGCATCATCTTCACAAGTTGCCTTCCTATCTCTTATCATCTCTAGTTCCTTAACTACAACTTTAGGTGGTAAGATATGACCCTTATTTACTAACTCAGGTGCAGGAACTTGTTCTAATACTTTACCATAAACATATTCATCATTCATTCCAACTTCTTCACTAGAATTGCCATGCTTAGGAGTAGCAGTAAAGAAGAAACACCTACGATTGTTAGTCGTTGCAAAGAACTTAGTAGCAGGATGAAAATGTTGCTGAACACTATTATGTGCCTCGTCAAAGTATATTGTATCTACAGGAATACTAGATTCTTGTATTCTATGTAATGAATGATATGTAGAAAATATAATTCTATTATCATTCCAATTCTTTACAACCCAATCAAATATTCCCTTACTATCTGTTGTTGAGTAATGGTCAGTTTCACCACTATGTACATGCAATACTTTGACTGGATGTACTAATTTAAGAAAGTCAGATGATAATTGTTGTGCTAATAAAATACGCGGAGCAACAACAACTATGGTTTGATTCTTCTTACTTAACTGTGAAATAGCATCACTAATCATACAAATAGTCTTGCCACCACCAGTTGGGACAATCACTTGCCCTCTTTGGTGAGTAGACATTTTATTCACGACTCTTAGTTGATGCTCACGTAATTCAATCATATAATAAGTATAACATAGTGAATAACGTAAAGTCAATAAAGACCACGTTGTAGACCCTTACAGGGTTAATAGAGAGTGAGGAAGTGGGGCATCAACATAGGTTTCACCTATATGCCCAAATTTAACTACTGGGAATCGCTTACACCTGAACCCCCAAACTTAATCGGGGCAGTAGAACCACATATCCCTCACACTAGGTGAACACTTTAAACGCTTCAGTTGTTATTATTTTTTCCTATCTTTATACTTTTGAGTTGTAGTAATTGGATTCTTTAAATCACTCTCTTTCTCTTTACCTAGATTTTGTAATCTAGTTTTTACTAACTCTCTTTCACCTTTTCTAATAATCTTTTGTCTCTCTGCTCTACTATATTCTTTCTTAGTTGGAGTAGTATGTCCAGGTTTTCCACTTGGTTTATACTTAGGATCAACTTTCTTAGTTGTTTTCTTAGACAACATCTTAGATGCTGTTTTCTCTAAATCCTTCTTACTACCACCAGATTTACCTGCTCTTCTTTCTAATGCTGCTTTACGTTGCTGTTCTCTTGGAGATAACGCAGCAGATCCTCGTGCCTTCTCAGGTTGTTGAACTCTAGTAGATGCCTGACGTTGCTTACCTATATCTTTTCGTGCCTTATAGTCCTTTGCTGGTACTGTCTTCCCATCACCTACTCTTTTAGTCCTACGTTTCTCTGGTTCGGTTTTCTTTCTTTCCTTACCTATTTTACCCACTTCGAGATCTACGTCAGATTTCTTATCTCTGTCGTAGATTGCCTCGCAAATTGTTAAGAATTGATTGAAACTTTTCATTCTTCTACAACCTCTAAGGAATCTGTCCCTGTTGACAACTTTAATTCAGTTATGGCAGAATTTGCTTCACTTTCAGATGAATAACTATGCCTACCACCTAGTACTATTAATGCACCCTCTTCATTATGCCATCTCCCAAACTCTTTATTGTAAATATAAAATGCCATTATATTACTCCGTAACTACTGTCGAATCTGCAAACCACTTAGGTTGATAAGTCATAGTCCTACCACCAATCACTCTGGTTTCTGTTGTTGCTTTAATCGCATTAGCAGAAGATATATTAGCAAATTGTGTGCGATCAGCATAAGTTTCTGTCCAAGTATTATTACCCTTCCAGTAAACATCACCAGTTCCCAATGCTTTTGGAGTTTTAACGTGGTATGGCATCTTACTATTGTTTTTAATTATTTAGTATCCTCCTTTTTAGCACTACCTTTAAATACTAAATCATTATCATAAAAATACTTCACTCTTTCTCTACGAACTTCTTTTAGATTATCATATTCTTTTTGTTGTTCAGAAGTAAACTTAAATGTTTGTTCACGATAGATTACACGAAGTTCATTTAATCTTTTTAAAACTTGAGAAGGACGCATGATAGAATTGAATTGTTGTTATACTAGATGAACAATTTAAACGCTTCAGTTATTAATAATCTTGCAATCTCCCTTCCTGTGACTTATACATGCCCACACCTGATTTATCTGCTAATCCACTCTCTTGATTAACATCATCATATTGTGAATAATGTAATATCTCTCTTGTTCTTCTATGTTTAATATATTCTAACTCATGCCAACAATTTTCATTACATAATAATAATGTATGAATCTTTTTATGTCGCATAGGATGACCACTA